CCCGGTCCTACACCATGGACTGGGACACATTATTTCTCTACCCCGGTTAGTTGCTGGGGAACGAGAAGCACCATGACAGATACCTTGCATCCTAACTGGAAGACTTCTAGCCGGTTAGGTGTATTGGTGTTAGGTAACATGGAGCTAGTTCGGTGGTATCGTGAGTATGCTCCGGGTGAGTTGAAGGAGGGTCCGTTTGGCGGCACCAGTCTTTTGGTGGGCGCTGCGGGCTCCTACAACCTCATCCATGGAGATATCACGTCCAGTGTGGAAGCAGCTATCACACACCTCAACGTATCACCGCTGTCCACTGATTTGGGGACAATGACGAATGTTGCTTTGGCGAAAGCTTTTGCTAAAGTAGATTCTGCGGTGATGGTGAGCGGTGAGACCCTTAAAGATTTGGGTGCAACCGTTGGTATGCTGCGACGTCCTTTCAAGGGTGCCTTTGATTTGCTTAGTCGTATGACTAAGGCAAGAAATCGCCACCTTGGAAAAACCGCCGTATCGGCTACAAAAGCTAACGCAGGTGCGTGGCTTGAGTACCGGTATGGATGGAAACCGCTTATTTTAGACTGTGAAGGTCTAATGGACGAAGCCTCCAAGAAAAGGGAGCACGTCAACAAGCGGCGCCTTGTAGCCCGCGCTGGTGAAAGGTTAACGTATAACAATACGCGACCTTTCGTGAACCAGCCACTCTCGGAAGGATCTACTTTCCGAGTAACTGGCAGTCATAACCTTGAACATGAGGTTATGGCATCCGCGGGGGTGATTTACGGTGTTAAAAACCGTACAACTTCTGAAGAGTTGAGTCGGATCTTTGGCACTCGTGCCAGGGATCTTCCTGCAACTCTTTGGGAGATCATACCCTATTCGTTTGTCATCGACTGGTTTGTCAATGTTGGACCATGGTTATCGGCGGTAACGCCGAACCCCGATGTTAATGTCGAGGCTTCTTGGGTGACTACTGTTGATAGACGCACCGATAATTATTCGGGCGGTATCATAACAGACACTCAGAATGTTCCACCGGTCGTAGCATTGACAGGTAGTTGGGGCGCAGGTACCGTTAGAAATACGGTAGTTCGCCGCACTATTAACCCGCCGATGTCGGCAACACCTGTATGGACTGGAAAACCTATGTCCGTACTACATTCCATCGATGCGTTATCTTTGTCAGCCGGAAAGATTTTGACGGCTTTACAAGGGTTTCGACATTGATAAGTGGAGGTTTTCCCATGGGACTGGAAACAATGTCCTTACTCGCCAGCGCATCAGTAGCAGCGTCCGGCGGCACAGCTC